CAAAACGACGAGTAGTGGCAGGAGCACTAGTTTGCTGCTGTGCAGCCATCTGAGCAAACATTGCTCGACGTTGTGATTCAGATCTCATCATGTCATACAGCCTTCGGTCTATGCTGTAAACCCTCACGTATTGCATCGGGTAAGTGTTCCAAGTTTAACACCTCCTGCAACCTTCCGTTGATAAGCCCGATAGTATCATCGATCGTATTCTGCCACTGCTGCTTGGTGGTGAACTTAATCGGGTGTATGTTCGGGTTGACACTCTGAATATAAGTGCTTAACTCCACAAGCTTATCCGTCACAGCAGCCATACACTCAGTAGTCAGCCCAAGAGCCACCTGGAGATCCATCGGGTAGAGCGGAGAACGTTCCGCACCCCTCAACTTGACTTTAGACCTTTTTTGCATACAAACCCCCAGGTGGGAGTGAGACCATCCTCACTCCCACCATTTTAAGTTACGTCGAATTAACCAACCTTACCAGACACCATACCGGCCTGATTGCGTAGCTCCAGCGTATACTCGCCGAGCACCATACCCTTGGTGCTGTCACCAGTCTTCGACACCTCCTGGAACTGGAAGGAACGACCCTGCAGTGGGACAACCTTCACACGCTCAGTAGAAATCAGTGCGAACTTGTTAGCCGGCATCCACCGAGAGAGCATAACAGGGGCAGCCCCATAAGTGCACTCGAAGATAGACACCAGGTTGCGGAAAGAAGGCTCTCCAGGAGATCCCTGAATCACCTGCACCCTCGTACCGTTAAACTGGTCGATTACCCGCTTTACCGTATCACCACAGAGCAACAGGTTGCAATCGGTTCCGCCGTTATCCCAGGCCAACTTCCACGAACTGGTCAGGGCAGAATCCGTCAGTGTGCCCCAGGAGCTGACGTTGGTGGTGATCATCGCGAGCATACCAGCCATCGTACGATAGCCAGAAGCACTCCCGAGAGTATTACCTGTCAGCTTGGACAGGATAACTGCCTTTTCCAGGTCTCGGAGGGTCTCACGAAGCTTCTTCTGAACCTGATAAGTCCACTCATCTTGGATACCACCCAGCATAGTAACGGCACGAGTGGTTCCGCTGATGATAACGTCCTTCTTAACGATCATGCAATAGTTCCCGGTTCGCGACCGTGCACGGCTGGTGTCTTCCGCGACGTCTGCACCTTCCAATGCATTGTCGGTAACAACACTAATTGACTCACCTGCCGCGAACGAATTCGGTGTAGTACTGGAAACCCCACGAGCCACGGTGATCGTATTGCCGTTGATCGCAGTAATCTGCATATACTCATTCCCTGATGCTGTAGGTCCCATCAGGATAGCACCAACCTGCAGGAACTCCGCCAGACCACCCCTGATCCCGAGTAGGGTCGCGGCAGCTGTTGAAGCCACGTCACACGAGGCTATGATAGTATTAGGTGAAAGCTCATCCTCCAGCCACTCGTGGTAAACGTTTGCCGCTGGCCTATCAGCATCACCTAAAGCTGACAATAAGGGTGTCTCAAACGGGGAAATCATGGTGATAATATCGCTTACATCCTCAGCGATATTCTCAAAGACCCCGGTGTCGTAGATTGCCTTACCAGAAAATCCCGCCATTGTTATCTACCTCACGCCACACCGCTCGATATATTCAATACGGATCGTTGGCTATCACCGTTTCCCGGTGGCGAAATCTACCAAACCGGGAACATCCTATAAGCCTTTAGCCTTCTTAGCAGCCTCAAGCTTCTTCTTGATAGTACGATAACGGGCAATATCTGCATCCCTGCCCGTCTGAGAGGCTCGCTGCTGCGATGCTAAGAACTCCTTCTCGAGGGCCGATATCTCACTGTCGGTCGGCGTCCCAGTACTTACACGTGAACCAGCTGACCCGGATCCACCACCGTCGGTCGCCGGCTGAATCATGTACTTGGGTAGTTCTGCAGCGATGCCTTCTGCCACGGAAACCACTTCATTGTTCTGCTGCTTGTAGCGGAACTTGCCGAGCTTCTGATCCAGGAAGACATTGTCCCGCATTAGCTTTATGCCAGCAGCAATATCAACGCAGCGGTTGTCGGTCAGCGCCTTGGCAATCTCAGTATCTCTAATAGCATCCAAACGAGCCTTATCAGCCCCCTCACGAGCCTTTCGTTCTGTCGCGACAGACTCTAGCAGTTCGGAGATCTGCTTACTTTGATTCTTCATGGTCTCAGTGAGGTCGACCAACTTCCTACGATCCGATAATTCACGCCTCTTGACGAGAGTGTATAGCTCCTTATCCTTAACACCTGGAGGAGGAGTAAGCTCCTTCAGGACCGCATCGAGCTCAGGGTCTCCAGTGTCAGACGCAGCGGCAACCGCTGTCTTATCTCCCTCAGGTTCTTCACCCTCGGCTACCTCTTTCAGCCAACCCTTAAATTGCTCGAACTCTTCAGACAGTGCTGTAAGCCTGGTGGCTTCATCCTTTCGTGCCTTCTCAGACGCTTGGAGCTTCTTCTCCCACGCACGTCTCTCATTGGCAATGATAGCATTAACCTGAGCCTGGGTAAGAGGGCCATTATCCTTACCATCGGATGCCCCCTTGTCTCCACCGGAATCGGTAGTAGGCTCTTTCGACTTATCAGTGCCAGCGTCAGTAGCACCCTCAGTCTCCCTGCGATAATAATCTCTCAAGTCTCCGAAACCCTCAAACACCCTATTATATGATCTCATGTACCTTACCTCCGCGTTTCCTGGGGAGTACCAGTTGCTGTCTTAGCCATCTTGCCTCGTGCCTTCTCACGCTGAGCTTGCCTTCGGCGGTTCCGTCCACCGGGACGCCCTTCGCCTTTGGCTTCAGGCGGAGCTTCCTGCTGCTGAGCTTCTCGCTCCTGTGCCTGTAGCAACGCAGCGTCTTCTTCCTCTCCACCCTCTTGTAGCGGGGATCGACTGATCTCCCTAGAGGTTGTAGGAGTCGCTTGCGGCTCTTGCTCTGGTGTGAAGTACATAGGTCCGAACGGGCCAATAACGAGTTCGGGCAATATGTCAATCTCTACTCCGATAGCATTCAGAAGCACAGGGTTCACGTTCTGCATCATCTTACGAACGAGCTTCTTCTCAACCTCTCGCTTGAACGTAGGAGACCGCACGTTCTGTTTAGCCTTCAAAGCAACATCCAATTCATCGTTGAATGACTCGACACTAAAATCCTCCGGATAATCCACCAGACCCTGCCACTCTAAGCCAAGCCACTTATGCCAGAGTCGATGAACTTCATTCTCAGCGCGCTCGATCTCATCAGCGCGTTCGATCAAGACCCTATTAGTCTCATTGAACTCAAATGCTTGGGCTATCCCCGATGGAGTTCTCTGGGGAGTAGTCAGACCGAGGCCGCCGCCAAGCTTAGCCAACCGGTAAATCTCATCCCGCATCTTCTCGATCATGGCCGAGATGAAAGACCCAGGATCAGTAGAAGGCGCAAGGAAGAACGGGGCCTGACCACCCTCCCATTCTAATACGTTATCCGAACCAATCACGACCTCCTGCTTATCATCATGGCCTTTCTGGAGGCATAGGATATTCAGGGTCTTCTGAAAGATCTCCTCATCGATCAACGAGCACCAGTTCGAAATGATCACGTTGATACGTGCAATGTCCGAAAGCAAAGAGGTGCCGAAAGCTGGGAACCTGCTGTGTCTCTTATGATACAGAGGTACGACGGGCACCTCACCAAGACCATGAGAACCCTTGCGGACTAGTTCCACGTTACCCTCTTCAACCTTATGGACAAACCAAGAATCACGAGTCCAAGTCCGATAAATAGCATCTTCAGGAACCACAGAAGACGGGGTCTTCTGCAACCCTACATTAGTCCTGACAAACTCAGACTTCTGCTTCTTGATCTTATCACGAATCTCAAAGGGGTCCGTCTTATCCGGCAGTGGCTCACGAAACCGAATCCAGACTAATCGGTTCTCGTCATCCACACCGAAATCGGGAACATCCAGAGGAAAATAGTAAGCAAGATAAGGCCGCATACCTGTATTCAAGCGGTCCTGCTCGGTAGCTATCGAACCTGCCTCCACATAAGGCATATCCACCACAATGTAGACATGCCCAAAAATAAATGCATACCGAGAAGTATCCGCCATGAATCGATCGATAGAATTACCCTGACGATCGACGTCTTTCATCCACATACGCCATTCAGACATCTCCTCGCTTGGAGGCAAGCCACCTAACTCACCGTAACCACCAGCCAGTTCCTTACTCGAGAGGATATCACCCTCAAAGGATCTAGCATACAGAACCTCTTCAGCAGACTCCTTACGAACCGGCGGCTTAGAGAAGATGTAGTGAGTATAGAGATCTACTACCGGCTGGCAGAAGTTCAGGTAGTAGAGACGCTCACGGCGCTTCTTGATTGACTCCTCACTCTCTCGCAAGTGGCGGAACATATACCTGCTGAGGTTCTCACCCTCATAGCAATCGATATACTGCTGCCACCTACTGTTAAATTCCTTATAACGGGGATGTTGATCCGCGAGAGCTCTGAGGAGTGTCTCACTCTCACTAGTTATAGTCTGAGGACTACGACCTGCAACACGTCTGGGCGATCTAACCACCTGAGCCATCTAACACACCTCAGCCGGCATACTGACCAGTTGCCGAAGACGGTACAGGTTCAGTATCTGCCTCCACCTCTGCTATGTACACGTTACAGGTACCAGTACCTGCATCGCGTATGATCGCGAAGGCTGTACTATCTCCAGTCCATAGGACCACGGGAACATTAGCAGGTACAAACATATCAGTCGCGGCAGCTTCGGTAGCCCCGAAGACACCTCGCTTGATATGGAACGCAAGATCCCCGATGATCCAATAGGGCGTATGCTTCTTGAGGGCAGTACCTACCGCGGCCGTGGTACCGGTACTGGTAACCTTCTGCACAGTGGTACTGAGCAGACCACCGAGCGCACGGAGTTGATTCAGGATTCTTGAATCGTACATCACTCACCTCACTACAAGTTCACGTTGCTGGAGGGTTTTACCACACTTAGGACAGACCCAGGTAGCAATCCTCAATCTGCCCCTCGAGTAGAGATTAGTTCCAAATGCATACATCTCAGTACCACAATCCTCACATGGTCTAGCAACGAGAGGAGGAGGGGGATCAACCTTGGGTTGATCCGGAACTTCCTTACCCCGGAGTTGCTGAAACGCGTCACCAAGATTAGCATACTCGTTGCTTCCGTCCTGTATCTTACCCATCTGCTATATTCTCCTGCTATCCCTACAATGTGTCAACCCTAATAAAGGTTCCTCGCCCTCTTAGATTTATACACCGGTCTGAACGTGGTATAACTATACACTGCGTACCTGATAGCATCACAGGCATGATCATCCTTCTTCACTATCACGTCCTTGTTAACCGTCCCATCCTTCTCCACCTTATGAGTATACCCGGTAGAAAGTTCCTTCCTGGTATTCTTGCACCACTTGAAGATAACCAACTGAGGTCTGCCAGGTACTCCGTCCCTACTCTTCCGAGTGAACATGGCCTTCACTCGATTGATGCCAGCATACACATCATTATTCGCTGGAGAAGCTCTAGGTCCGCCGAGTCGTGAGAAAGCCAGATTCAAGTCAATGATAGCCTGCTTACCACTGGGATCCGCATAACACCAGTCTTTAGGTCCAAAGTCTCCTTTACACTCTTCTGATATCACCCTCGCATGCTCTTCCAGAGAGCGATCAAGCGTCACATAGTATTCATAATACTGATACCAGGTATCCGTATGAGTATCAATCGCAAACTTCAGGAACACAAAAGTGGAACCGAAGTCAATCGCCGACACCCTCGGCCAACTAGGTGGTATAGGAAACGGATCACAAACCCAGGGCTCTTCATCCTTGTAATGATCCCCATACACCAGAATTGATCCAGACGGCCTGAGGTTCCTCCACTGAGTCTCCCAGGTCTCCAGATCCAGCAACCTGACCTTCTTCACAAAATCGTCGATCCGATACCAACCCTTACAACTATGAGCCACACCCCCGCACATCAGCTTCATGCAGTTGGACTTCACATCGAAGACTTCATAAGCAGGGCAATCTCCATAAACTAGATCCTTCCTACATAGCCTGGTGCACTTCTCCAGGCACTCGAATATACACCAGGAGTATATCTTAACCGCCTTCTCCTTAGCCTCATCGAGAAGACGTTGCATGGTACCCTTCTGGAACTTCCTGGTGGAAGTAAGAGTATCCTGAGCTGTATAGCCTCCCTTCTCAATAGACATCTGGAGACCTTCTTGAAGAACGACCCACGGCATCAGTTCAATCTCGTCGATCCGAAACTTCTGAGGGTGTGGTGAGTTCAAACCGTGATAAGTTCCAGCTAAGATGGAAACCTTCGAACCATTCCTGAGAACCGTCTGGGACTTGATACTAGTCTCCACTAGACCTAAAAACAGTGGCTCATCCAGGAGGAACTTCCTCAGGTACTCATACCCCTTATCTGCCTGCTGAATGATAGCACCGGCACTGGCGATCTCTACACCTGGCTTGAATACCGCATCCAAAACGTTCAGCATGGCCACGCCTATTGTCTTCCCACCACCCCTATTAGCAAACCCTAAAACCGTAGAAACCCTCTCGAAGAACTGATCAGCTATGAATGAGAACGGAGACGTATGCTCCGGGCATATATTCTCGAGAGGCAGTACATACCCAAAAAATTCCTGTATGAAGAGATTCAGCTCGTCATCCGTCTGGATGCCGTGCTCCAGATAATACTGGAAAGCATCTCTACGTACAATGGCTCTATCAGGAGCTGGAAGACCCATTGATTATAAACCTACTTAACTCGCCACAAGTTTCGGGGAACTCTGCTCAGCTTCCGTCTCTGTTGCCCAATCTCAGTCACCATGTGCTCGAGCATGTCAGGACCCCTTAACTGCGTCTTGAGACCACCGATCTGACTCTCCAGATCGGCAATCTGCTTCGTCTGCCGGAGGGTCTCTTGATGGAGACCCGCATACTGCTTCTCTACCTCAGAAAGCCTACGTGCTGACCTCGTAACCCCCCTAATCAAACGACCTGACCTGGCGATATTCAACACCGCCTCACGCTTCCAGATTGCCCGCCGAGGTATC